ATAATATCGCCGCAGGCACCGCTGGCACTGAATTTGTAGATGCAGCGACAGTAGAAGCAGTAAGAAACAAATTCAACGAAGCTGCTGCATTTATGACATCTGAGTTGAATAAGATTGATATTACTCCAGTCAATGATGCATTTGATCTAGTAATGAAGGCTGCAAAAGAGTTTTCACTTCCTATGCAGCAAAAGGCAGGCGAATATGCTACTGAAATGGGACTAGCTATAGCTGCTATAGGTGGAGTAACTACAGCACTAGGCGCTTTAATGACTGCCTTAACTTTGGCAAAAAGCGGCCTAGGCGCATTTACAGGTTCGAATAGAGGAGGACCAGGCGGCAACGGTGCTTGGACCAACCAAAAGACACCATCAGGCGCAAAGCCTGGAATGATGGGCAAACTATCATCTTGGGGTGGAAAACTATTAAGAGTTGCCGGAAAAGCAGCAGCACCAGTAGCAGTAGGTATGTCTTTATATGACGGATATTCGAGATACAGTGATGCTGATGAAAAACTAGCATCGGGTGAAATAACTCAAAATCAAGCTACTGTCGAAAAAACAAAAGCAGTAACAAGCACTACCGGCGGATTAACCGGTATGGCAACTGGCGCAATGGCAGGAGCCGCAATTGGTTCTGCTGTTCCAATTGTTGGAACAGCGATTGGTGGTCTCATAGGTGGTGCAATTGGTTGGTGGGCCGGCTCAAAAGCTGGTGATGCTGTAGGTGAAGTAATTGGAGAAAAACTTTCAGGTCCTGATACTATTAGAGATCTAGAAGCCAAAGCAGAGAAACTACAACAGGCAATTGCAGATAATAGTTTTTCTTCGGTTGGTTGGTCAGCAGAAGATGAAAAACAAGAACTAGCCCAAATACAACAACAGCTCATGGCTGCTAGACAACAGGCTTCTCAGCAAATGATTGCTGACGGAACAGTAACAGAACAAGAAGTACAGGATTTCCAAACCAAAGTAGCAGAAGTTAACGGCGGAGGAGGTTACAGCCAAGGTAATATAACCACTGCGTCCAATACGCTTCCAGACGCTGCCAAAACTGAAGAAGAATTGGCAACTGGTGTTCCAATGACAGAAGAAGCCCAAATGGCAGCAGCCACAAATGTAGAGAAAGATCCTATTCTAGAATTAAATAGTAGCATACAAGAATTAGTAGCTTTGGCAAGAATGAATAATAAACTACAACAGCAACATATTAATGTAACTGGCGGATTAAGTCAAGACGCATTTGTTGTTTAATTAGGAAAAAGAATGAGCTGGAAAAAATATTTTACACCTGTAAACATTGATAACAAGAGTGGTAGTTATAGCCCAATTAGTGGCGGCGGCCGCGCTGGTCCTGCTCGTGCTAACTACTCATCTTTCTTGCCCGATGTTTATGCAGGTGCGCCAAATAGAATTGAAAGATATATGCAGTATGATACCATGGATATGGATTCAGAAGTTAATGCTGCTCTTGATATTCTTGCTGAATTTTGTACAGGTAAAGACAAAGAAAATTCAACACCATTTAATTTTAAATTTAGAAAACAACCTACAGGTGTTGAAACAAAATTATTAAAAGACGCATTACAAAAATGGTCTAAGCAACAACAGTTTGAAACTAGAATTTTTAGAGTAGTAAGGAACACATTTAAATATGGCGATTGTTTTTTCATTCGTGATCCAGAAACTAAGAAATTGTTATATGTGGATCAAGCAAAAGTCTCCAAAATTATTGTTAACGAATCCGAAGGAAAGATTCCCGAGCAGTATGTTATAAAAGACATTAATTTTAATTTTAAAAATCTAGTTGCTACCACACCACACGGTACGTCAAACACTTCTCCAAGTGGAACCAGCTCATACACAACTGGAGGAGGGTTTGGTCGTGGCTTTGTAGGATCAGCAGCACAAACACCAGGCACACGTTTCCATAATGCACAAAATGAAATTACAGTAGACGCTGAACACGTGATGCACATTTCACTATCAGAAGGATTGGATAACAATTATCCTTTTGGTAATTCACTATTAGAAAGTGTGTTCAAAGTTTACAAACAAAAAGAATTACTTGAAGATGCGATTATTATCTATCGTATTCAACGTGCTCCAGAAAGAAGAATTTTTTATGTAGACGTTGGTAATATGCCTTCACACATGGCAATGAGCTTTGTTGAAAAAGTTAAGAATGAAATCCAACAAAGACGTATTCCGTCACAAACAGGCGGTAGCACAAATGTTATTGATGCAAGTTATAATCCACTATCAACCAACGAAGATTACTTCTTTCCACAAACAGCAGAAGGACGTGGATCTAAAGTTGAAACATTACCAGGTGGTACTAACCTAGGTGAAATTACAGATTTAAAATACTTTACTAATAAATTGTTCCGTGCATTGAGAATTCCGGCTTCTTATTTGCCAACTTCAATTGACGAACAACCTAACACAGTAGCAGACGGTAAAGTAGGAACAGCATATATTCAAGAGCTTCGTTTTAACAAATATTGTGAAAGACTACAAAGCAGTATTGTAGAAGCATTTGATGTAGAATTTAAATTTTGGTTAAGCAATCAAGGTTATAACATTGATCCTACACTGTTTGATTTGAAATTCCAAACACCACAAAACTTTGCTGCATACAGACAAGCTGAGCTTGATACTACAAGAGCAAATCTATTTGGTACATTACAACAAGTTCCACACTTATCAAAACGTTTTGCTATGAAACGTTACTTAGGTTTAACTGAAGAAGAAATCAAAGAAAATGAAAGACTGTGGAAAGAAGAAAATTCACTAATGCTTCAACCACCGGCTGATGCTGGAGGAGAGCTAAGAACTGCTGGTATTACACCAGCGGGTATGGAAGCAGAAGCAGGAGCGCAAACTGATGCTGAAGCAACACCAGATCAAGCGGCTGCTGCTGAACCTGCAGGCGGAGAGGGAGCTGCGGCAGGTAGTGAAACTGTCTCGCAGTAATAAATAGTAGTATGCTTTTAAGAGAATTTTTATACTTCAACGATTCAATCAATGACTTTGCTGTCGACAAAAGATACGACAACAGCAAAGACACGTCTGTTCTTAAAGCGTCAGATACTAGAAAAATCAGGCTTACACTTCGCCAAATAAACGAAATCAGAATGGCTGCTGAAGCACATACAGCAGAAAAACAATCTGAACTAGAATTTATAAGGCAAATGTATGCAACCCCAGCAGAACCAGCAGAATAAGAAAATCTATAAGCGTCCCGCATTTGTACTAGGTAATGGTAAAAGTCGACAAAAAGTCGATATGAAAAAGTTACTTGAGTACGGAATTGTGTACGGATGTAATGCACAATATAGAGAATTTGATCCTAACTTTTTAGTAGCAGTAGATGTTAAAATGGTTAATGAAATCATTGATTCAGGCTATCATCACAAGGGTACATTATGGACAAACCCTAACAAAGGCATTAAAACAAAGTCAAGAATTAACTTTTTTAGCCCACATAAAGGATGGTCAAGTGGACCTACTGCACTATGGTTTGCCGCACAAAATGGGCATAAAGAGATATATATTCATGGGTTCGATTACAAAGGACTTGACGGAAAATTTAATAATGTGTATGCAAATACATTCAATTATAAAAAAAGTGTAGACTCAGCTACGTTTTTTGGTAATTGGTTGTCGCAAACAGAAAAGGTAATAAAAGAATTTAAGTCTATTAAATTTTATAGAGTTATTGAACCAGGAGGATTTATACCTGACAAATTAGGGCCGCAATATACCAATTTAAGGCATATTTCGCATGAAGACTTCGAAAATACCTTCGGAGGGACTATATATCATCTTCAAACGGCTCAAAATATGCACATTTAACCAGCTTTTTATAAATGTTATGTAAATACATAACAAAACAGCCTTACCAATCTATAGGAGAACAAAATGGCAGATAAATCACAATTAGAACAGATGCTTGAGCATCTAGTTAACGACGATCAAGCAAAAGCCGAAGAGCTTTTTCATGAGTACGTTGTAGGAAAATCAAGAGAAATTTATGAAAACCTTATCCAGGAAGAAATGACTGACGATGAGGAAGTAGACGAAGCTGCAAAAGACGAAGATGCTGAAGACAAAGAAGTTGATGAAGCATCAAAAGACGACGATGCAGAAGAAGACAAAGTTGACGAAGCATCAGAAGATGATGACGAAGACAAAGTTGACGAAGAATTTGAAGAAGTAGCTGTAGAAGCTGATGACGAAGAAGATCCAGCTGACGACATGGATATGGGCGGAGACGCAACAGACGATCTAGAAGCTGATATCACAGGTGATGACGAAGAAGGCGACAAAGAGCCAGAAGAGTTATTCCAAGATCTAGACTCTATTGTTGACGAACTACAAGCTAAATTTGATGAAATTAAAGGTGGAGACGAAGGCGACGAAGGCGAAGCAGGCGATGAAGAAGCTGAAGAAGAATCTTTAGAGCCAGTTGCTGACGAAATTGCTCCAGAAGTAGACGAACTTGCAACAATGCGTGAGTACGTTGAAAAAGTAGCGGGTGTAAAAAGCACAGAATCAGGCGCTGACACAAAATCACCAGTAGCAGGTAAAAATGATATGGGTGGTACAGCAGCAAACATTCTCGGAAGCAAAGGCGAAGAGAAAGGTGGAACTGGCGCAAAAGCACCTAAAGTTGATGACTTTGGTAATGTAAACACACCAGGTTCTAAAAACGCTACTAAAATGAGCAAAGAAAGTGGTGCAGCAAACAAAGAAAGCGGCGCTGGCAACACCGATTCAATTTTCCGTGGTCGTAGATAATAGGGGATAATAAGGTTGAAAACTAGCTTAACAGAACATCTGAGCTTCGATCAGGCTAAAATCGTACTTGAGCGTGATGAAGGCGAAGGTAAGTCATTACACTTGAGTGGCATCTGTATTCAGGGTGACATTCGTAATGCTAACCAACGTGTTTATTCTTCTAAGGAAATTGATAGGGCTGTCAAGACGCTCAACGAACAGATTTCTGGGGGGTATTCAGTGCTAGGCGAAGTTGATCATCCTCAAGATTTAAAAATAAACCTCGACCGTGTATCACACATGATTACTAAAATGTGGATGGACGGTCCTAACGGCTACGGAAAACTTAAAATGTTGCCTACACCTATGGGACAACTGATTGAAACTATGTTGACATCAGGAGTTAAATTAGGTGTAAGCAGTAGAGGTTCAGGAGAGGTAGACCCGAGCGGTAACGTTCAAGGATTTGAAATTGTTACAGTGGACATTGTAGCCCAACCAAGTGCTCCGGGAGCTTATCCTACACCAGTTTATGAACACCTAATGAATACAAATGGTGGATTTCAGGCATATAAAGTTGCACAAGAAGTAAAAGGCGACGCACAGGCACAACGATATATAGCAGAGAGCTTGAAGAAAATAATTCAAGGTCTAAAATCTTAAGGAGAATCACAAAATGTTAGATTTCGTAAAACAGTTATTTGAAAATAACGTGATTTCCGAAGATGTCAAGTCGGAGATTGAGACCGCTTGGGAAACTGCTATTCAAGAAAACCGCGACACAGTCTCTGCACAATTACGTGAAGAGTTCGCTCAAAAATATGAGCATGATAAGTCTGCAATGGCAGAAGCAGTAGAAAAGATGTTAGCTGATAGAATTCAAGCTGAACTATCTGAGTTTGCTGAAGATCGTCAAGGACTTATTGAAGCTAGAGCCAAGTACGCTAAGAAAATGAAAGATGATTCCAAAGCAATGGAATCATTTGTTCTTAACAACTTGAAAAAAGAACTAGCTGAACTACATGAAGATCGTAAGAGTGTAGCAAATAACGTTGCTAAATTAGAATCTTTCATAGTTAACGCATTAGCAAAAGAAATTGCCGAATTCCACACTGACAAAAAAGATCTAGCTGAAACTAAAGTGAAGTTAATTCGCGATAGCAAAGCAAAATTTGAATCTGTCAAGAAAGAATTTATTGCAAAAGCTTCTGATGCAGTCAAAGAAACAGTCTCTAAAGGACTACGTTCTGAGATGTCACAACTTAAAGAAGATATTGATGCAGCACGTAAAAATGATTTTGGTCGCAGAATTTTTGAAAGTTTTTCAAGTGAATACGCGGCTAGTTATCTAAATGAAAAATCTGAGACAGCAAAACTTCTTAAAGTTGTAAAACAGAAAGAAGATGCAGTTAAAGAAGCTGAAGCAAAAATTGCAGAAGCAGAAAAACTAGTTGAAAGTCGTGAATCAGAGATTGCTCGTATGAAAGATAGCGCAGCTAGAAAAGAAGTGATGAATGAACTTTTATCACCTTTAAGTACAGACAAGCGCGAAGTTATGAGTGAACTACTAGAATCTGTTCAGACTAACAAATTACACGCTACTTTTGACAAGTACATTGGCGCCGTGATGGATGGCAATGTACCAGCGAAGAAGGCGCTTACTGAAGGCAAAGAAGTTACAGGCGATAAAGCACAGGCACAAGAAAGCAGTGGAGAAAAAACTGCTGAGATTTTTGATATCCGCAGACTTGCGGGACTTAAAGTTTAAGGAGAACATACAAATGTCACAACTATTAGAGTCACGCTGGTCGGAAACCAAAGAGGCATTATTAGAAGGCCTTCAAGGTAACAAGCGTTCAGTTATGGCTGCCACTCTTGAGAACACTCGCAAGTATCTTTCAGAGTCCGCTACAGCTGGTGCTACTTCCGCCGGTAACGTTGCAACCCTAAATCGCGTCATCCTTCCAGTGATCAGACGTGTTATGCCAACAGTCATTGCTAATGAACTAGTTGGTGTACAACCAATGACTGGACCAGTTGGTCAAATCCATACATTAAGAGTTCGTTACGCTGATGCTGTAACAGGTTCTGGTGTAACTGGAACAACAGCTGGTGAAGAGGCATTAAGCCCATTCAAGATTGCTGAAGGCTATTCTGCTACTACAGCAGGGTCTACAATTTCATCTAACAGAGCTGCTGCTACAGCAACTTTAGAAGGTGAAGCTGGTACAAGACTAAGCATTCAAATCTTGAAACAAACAGTCGAAGCGAAGACACGTAAATTGTCAGCTCGCTGGACTTTTGAAGCAGCTCAAGACGCTCAAGCTCAACAGGGCATTGACGTTGAAGCTGAGATCATGGCAGCTCTTGCACAAGAAATTACTGCTGAGATTGACCAAGAAGTACTTGCTTCACTTACCTCACTAGCTGGAGCCGCTACTGAAACTTATGATCAGGCAGCAGTT